TATATTTTATTTTGTTACCATATATCGTCACAAAGTATAATATATATTAATTCTCTTATGGTGTCATCGTCACAATTTACAACACTAACATAATTCCTTACCAATTATCGTCACAAATTAGATTTATATCAGTTTCTCTTATGGTCTTATCGTCACAATAACACTGTATTCGAACTCGCCACTAAGTCGACACATATTTGACACCTAATTGCGTCACAAATGTAAAAAAATTGAAATAAATATATTAATAATAAATTATAATACACTTATAACTATGTCTTCTGAAATGAATATTGTTCCTCCTATTCCTCCTTCAAGTCAATTATACAATTTACATACAATCAACCAAAATAATAATCTATTTGTTCCCGGACAATTTCTTTATGTTAATGATGCTAATACCAAAGAAATGTTACAAAACGCTTGGGCTGCTATTACTCAACTTGAATTATGGGATTATATGAGACGTGAAACAGATAGTTTTATGCTTAGTCGTGATCCTGAAATAAATATAATTACCGACAAAATGGCGGAACTTGGCTACGATGGACACTCTGGTTCTTCTTTTGGATGGACAATGAGACAAATGCAATATATTGCTGAACATGGAGAAAGCAATTATATGGATTCATGCCTTACAAATAATAAATAAACTAACAGTGTTATAATTATTATTTAAGTGTTTTTCTTGTTTTTCTTGTTTTTCTTGTTTTTCTTGTTCTTTTATTACTTTTTGGTCGTCTTCTTTTACCGCCATAATAGTCATCTTCAGCAGGTTCTTGATTATTATAAATAGGTAATAAATATTCAGAAAATGGGTTTCCTAACGCTTGGTTCTTAAATGCTTTCACATACTCACAATAATTTGGTAAAATTTTTCTACAAGTTGGACAAGTAATGGCTTTGTCGTCACTTGCACTTTTACAGTATTTGTAAAAACAATCATTATGAATAAACGTGGTCTTACAACTACAATCTGGTTTGACAATTGCTTGTTCTGTGCCTAACTCAGTTGTACAAAACAAGCATTCATCTGACGGATTATATTCATCAATTCCAGGGTTTTCTGGATTTGTAGCAGGTTTTACCCATATCATTCTTGAGATTCCTGGTTTGTTTCTGTTTTGTATTCCACAATTAGTAAACATATTTGTTGTATCTGTTGTTGGATTAATAATCCAATTATTAAGTGGTTTATTAAATTTAATACAATATTGAAACATACATTTCATATTAGTTACGTTATTAACAACCCATTTATTAAGCGGTTGATTAAACTTAATGCATTTATTAAACATATATCCCATATTAGTTACTTCATTAACAACCCAATCATTAAGTGCTTCATTAAAATTAGTGCATTTATTAAACATATACTCCATATCAGTTACGTTATTAACTTTCCAATCATTAAGTGGTTGATTAAAATTACTACAATTTTGAAACATACCGGACATATTACTTACTTTATTGCCATCATTCAATTTAAAAAGTGCTTCATTAAAATTAGTGCATTTATTAAACATATATTGCATATCAGTTACGTTATTAACAACCCAATCATTAAGTGGTTGATTAAAATTACTACACTTTTGAAACATACCAGACATATCAGTTACATTATCAACAATCCAACCAGTAAGCGACTCATTAAAATTTTCATAACCTGTAAATAATTCTGTCATATTTGTTACCCTACTAACATCCCAACTACCTATCTGTTTATTTTGTAAATCTAAAGGTAATGTTGTTTTATTTGTAATATATGTGTTTACTAAACTTTTTATATTTTCATCCGTTATTATTGTTTGTTCACTTGAACTTATCATATATATATATAATATTATTTTTGTTATATGTATATCCCTGATAATGAAGTTTCTTATACATCAGAATTTACTGGTGTTCTATCTTCTTCCATTGTAACTCTATTTTTTTTTAGTATACTTTTTATAGAAGTTGGATCAGTAGACTCATACACTACTTGATTATCTATCAATAATTTTATTTGAGGCATCTATATTATATGTAAATAATTTATTTCCCTTTTACTACTTTCCTTTTACTACTTTCCTTTTACTACTTGTTTCTTCTTTTGTATAGTAATTGGAATATTTAACTCTACATCCATTATTTCATTCGTTTGAACTAACAAATCATTAAATTTAAAACCTATTAATTCTATCGCTCCTTTTTTACTCTTTTCAAGATAATTATCCACATCTATAAATATTTGTATATAATTCTTCACATCTTCTACTAATAATTTGTTTTCGTCTACGTATTCTTTATTGTCCTTTTTAAATCTATTCCATATTTCCGTAGATGTTAGTTTGTTTTCTATATTTCCGTCAAAACTTATATTTGAACTCCACCATTCCTTCATTTTTACATTCTTATCGCACTCATTTTTTACTATTTCATTTGATAGTAACGATATTGCATCAAGTATATCTATCTCTATATCTTTTGTTATTTGTGACATACTCGCTACCGTTCTTTTCAGCTCACTTAACCTTTTTTGTGCTGTTTTTATTTTTTGCACCACTTTATAATCCCTTTCCTGAATTTCTTTCATCTCTTTTATATCCGTGTCTTCCACTTTTGTCTTGTTTATCATCTTATGTAACTCATATGTTATACTCCATACTGTTCTTAACATATCTGTTGGGTTTTTGTTCGCATTTAAATTATTTACTATTACGATACATTTTAAACCTATATCTGTCACTATCCACTTATACATTATCGGAAATCTGTTCCAATCACTCACATTTGAATCATATGAAATCAACCATGCAAAATCTATCGTATTATTTATACTTAAATCATGCTCTATTTTCTCCACTTCCTTCTTTTGAACTGAACCTGAATAATTCTTTAGATCAACTAACACATTAAAATCCTTGAATAATAAGTGAAAATCACCTTTATGTGCCTGATGTGCCTTTTTTTCCAATTTATAACCCGTAAAATCCTTGAATGTTTCCGTCAATAATATGAAATTTTCTTCACCTTCGTCTCCTATTTTTTTACTCGATTTGCCTTCCGTTGTCTGCTTCAAAAACTTTTCGTAGTTTTCGGTCATTCTTTGCAATTGCTTATCCTTTTCTTCCAATACTATTCTGTGTTTTTCCTTCTCTTTTTCTACCTCATTCTTCACTACATTTTTATTATCTACTTCATATGTCGTTATTTGGGTCCTTAAAGTGTCTATTTGTCTATTCATTTGTTCCAGCTGTTTATTATATACATTTCTTACACTGGTATCTATTTCACTATTTAATCTCTTTTGAACTAACAAATCCATTTCCAACCTCTGTAGTTCCGTTTTTGTCTCCTCACGGATTTTATCGTATATCTCCTTTTGACTGAATCCGGCCACCATAAATCTTGCATCTTTTATCAATTCTGCACCCACATTCAAAATAAAAGCATTTTCATGCTCATTAAAAGTACTCATTATTTGCGGTACATCCCAATCCAATGGAACTACTATATTTATTACCTTTGTCGTCATTTTATAAAATATTATAAAATAACCTTTATTATATTTTATTATACTAACAAATAAAATCATTGTATTACACATTTTTAACGTGATTTTCTTGATTTTGCCGATGCAAATGACAACGATTTTGATTCCTTAGGTGTCGCATATGACATGCTTTTAGATGACGAACGTCTTACGGATGAGTTTCTACGAGACGACATTGGAGTATATCCGCGTCTTGTATTCTTTGATTTACGACAAAACCGTCTCATTGTTCCGGATGCGTATTTACAGTTCGGTTTTTGTGCACAACGTTTTGTTCCTAAAAAACGACAATTCGATGTCTTAACTCTTTTTCTATACTCATTAATAGCACTAACAGCTGGAGGCATTATATAATATATATATATATATATATAAATTAATTTTGGCTGAATTTTGGCTGAATTTTGTCCCATATTGTAATCATTTGTAACCCTACAGTGTTTAGTACTCATAATGTGAGTATCGTAATTACATTTTTACACGTTTCATAGTAACATAATTTACAATTATATTTTGAAGCTGAATTTTGGCTGAATTTTGGCTGAATTTTGTCTCCTAAAGTCTCCATTAAAGAAATGAATATTGTTAATTTTCTTTTTGTATAATTGTTTCTTTTGCTAAATTGCTTATTATTTTTGTTATATTTTTTTGACCTTCTTCTTTATCCGATCCATTCATTGAATTACTTACTATTTTTAAATATAAATTGTTTTTCTTAGATTCTGAATTTGTGCAATCTGGATTGTTTTCTCTCCATTCTGAGATTTTTTTTATGTTTTCATTTGCTATTACTTTTATGGCCTTTGTTAAAAGAGGTTTCTCCTCACATTCCTTTTCCCATTTATCGTTATCCTTTATATAAATTACTTCTCTTTTTACGTCACTGCAATGAATCGGTCTTTGGTATTGTTCCAAGTTGTTAAGATGTTTTAATATTATACTCGAAATACCTTCAATGTAGCCTTGTCTTCCTGTATTTTCTAAATCTGATAGACTAACTTTGATTGAACTAACAAAATCCGTAATATTTAATGCTTCCTTACACGTTTCATTCAAATAAAAATTCAAATTAAATGTTTTATTATGTGAATTCGTATGTGTAGTGTTATTAGTACCAGTCTTAATTACATCCATCATCATATGTTGTGTAGATGTATTTTGAACAATCATCATATTTTGTTGTTCTAACATCATATTTTTCATCTCTGAATTTTCTTTCATTAAGTATTTCATAATCTCTTTAATTTCGTGAATATCATTTGTCTGGTAATTTTCTTCTATCACTGTTTCTTCAATCTTACATTTTTTTCTATGACGAGATAACCCAGACTGATGATTATACTCATTTCCACAGAGACACTTGTACGTTTGGGGAGTTTTGGGAGTTTTGGGGATATGTTTGTTATCATTATTACCATTTAAGTGTTTTGATGTGCGAATATGTTTGTTCCAATCACCTTTATGTGAGCAAAGATAGTTACATTTGATACAGAATAGTTTCTGGGGAATTTCGGGGAGTTTTTTGTTATCTTCCATTATCTTATATATGGTAATATAAAAATCCCCTAAATACTTTTAATTAAAAATAATAAAAAAATTACCATCACAAATTTAAAATTATTTTTTTGTGTTGTGACGCTAATTTTTTATTATGGTCACAAAATAACTTTTTTTTATAAAGTATTTTGGTTTTTCATTTTTGGACATTTTTAAAAATGTCCATTTTTCAAAACCTAATTTACTTTTGGTTTTTTGTTTTGTCAAAATATATATATTATTCACTTTTTAAGAACTTTAAAAAACAAACAAATAAAATATATTTAGTAATAAACAATTTGTTTAATTTATTATATTTTTTTATAATATAAATGACAAGGTACTATGTATCAACAATTGGTAATAACTCTACTGGCGACGGCAGTATTGGTAACCCTTATTTAACTATAACCAAAGCAATTACAATAGCAGTAAATGGTGATGAAATTGAAGTTGCTGCTGGAACATACACAGTTAATTTTGATGTTAATAAAGTTGTAACTATTTATGGCGCTAATGCGGGAAAACAGGGAATTGCGAATGATCGTGCTTCTGAAACTATTTTACTAAATACCAAATCTAATATTTTAGCTAATGCTATTCTTGATGGTTTGAAATTTAAACACACCGAAAATATTACAGAAGCGTTAATCATTCAATCTGGACCAACTATTAAAAATTGTGTTTTTGAAAGAATTGCAACTGGTGCAGGACAACTCGCAAAAGCTATTACCACATCTAGCAATGCGGTAAATTATACAATTACTAATAATTTATTCACAGGTTCAATTGCAGGTGGTTTATTTAGTAGTCATTTAACATGGAATTCTGGATTATTTTTAACAAATGTAACAGGTAAAGCTGGTATTATAGAAAATAATAGTTTTAGTAACTGCAGAACCGCAATAAATTCAGATGATAATAATTCATTAGTTACATTGAGAAATAACGAATTTTTTAATTGTGGTACATATGTTACATTTGGAGGAACTACCCCTCCAACTGCTGGAATGCAAATAGACAATAATACATTCAGTATATCCAATACTTTAATAAACAATAGTAATGTCGCAGATTCATTTAAATTAAATATTTCAAATAATTTATTTAAATTTGGAGATGTTTCTTTAACCTCTGGACAATTATCATTAGAACAAAAATTTACGATTGAAGGTAAACTGTATCATAAAGGTAGATCATCAAGAAAAGGTATTGTTTATTTTAGCAACAATGAACAATTTGTAATTGCAGGATTAACAACAATTTCTTCTGCGTTATCATATGCACCATCTACAGGTGAAACAATATATGTCGGGTCTGGAACATACACAGATAATGTTACAGTTAACAAATCAGTTACTTTACTTGGTCAAGATAAAGCTACATCTATACTTCAACCTTCTAATACTTCTATTCCAACAGTTCAAATCACAGATGGAGCAAGTGGAGCTATAATTAAAAATTTTACTGTTAAGGGTAAATTTGCAACTCAAACAACAACAGGAGCTGGAGACACTAATAACAATAATAGCGCTATTTTGGTTTTAAATACAAATACTACTATTAATCCACCAATTAATAATTTATTATTGGAAAATTTAGTTCTTAGACAAGCGTCAAGTGGTATTGCATTTAATAATAAACATTCAACTAATATAACTATTAAGGATTGCGTTATGCAAAACAATGAAGGTTCTGGTGTTCGTGTTGCTACTAATACTGAAACTATGAATGGATTTTTAGTTGATGGTTGCACAATTCAAAATAATAATTTAAGTGCTATTGAATCAAACGCATCTGGATCTTATAGACCAAATTGCACAAATTTTAAAATATCTAATTGTACCATTAAAGATAACAATTTATTAACCAGAAGTAACTCACATGATGTATCTATTTTTGGATTCAATGGTAATCTTGAAATTTCAAATACAAACATTGAATGTAAACACGCTGAATCAAAAAGTGTAAACGGAACCTTGTCTGCCCCCACCTCTGGTGGTTGGGGTTTAATTATATTTGGAACCGGTACTTCAAATGCACAGTATCAATCTTCCGGAAATATAACTATGTCAAATGTTACCATGACTGGTAATGTTATAAAATCTGTTTTAGGAGTTGATATATATTCTACTCTTGGAAATATAAGTATGAATAATGTAAATATAAAAGATTGTGAAGCAAATAAAGCTAATCAATCTTGGTCACAACTTGCAATTGGACATAGAGACACAATTAATTCATTCTTGTTAGGAAATACTAAATTAAAAACTATATCCACAACTAATATTGGCAATGTTGATGCTACGAATGCTAAATTTTATGATATTACTACAGGAAGTTTATTAAGTGTGTCGGATAATTTATTAAAGATAAAAAATCAAATTTACGATAAGACACTTAATCTATCTATAGGTGAAGTAATAATTACTTATGATGCCACAATAATAAGTCCAAGTGTAACTAATAGTATTATTAACTCTTTAGATAGTAAAAGTGATATAATTAATCTAATACCAGGTATACACAAAGTAAATAAAAATATAGTTAATAAGTCAACTAAGTCAAAAATAATATCCTCTGTAGGAAGACCATCAATAATACGTAAAGTACGTTAATAAGCAGTTCCTAATGGATTATGTACTTGCAAGTGAACCTTCAACAAGTAAATATACAGATGTAAATAGAAATCAAGTTATTACTCCAAATTCAACAATCTTGTTTACATGTATTGGTTCAGACTCATCCTCAAGTAATTTTGGATTTGCTCTAATGGTAAAAAACTTGATAAAACATATGGAGTCGGAAAGTTTGTTGACACAACATATACACCACCTTAAATACAAAACTAATAATTTTATTATTTTTAATTTAAAGAAATAATCCCATTATAATTATAAAATGGGATTATCTGCCTCCAAATTAAATATAAAGCGTCAATCAACTGATAATTATTTAAGTCAGTTAGAACCTGACTTGAAACCACTTACAGTTGTAGAACCAGTTATAGAACCAGTTTCAGAACCAGTTTTAGAACCAGTTTCAGAATCAGTTATAGAACCAGTTTCAGAATCAGTTATAGAACCAGTTGTAGAACCAGTTGTAGAACCAGTTTTAGAACCAGTTTTAGAACCAGTTTTAGAACCAGTTTTAGAATCAGTTATAGAACCAGTTGTAGAACCAGTTGTAGAACCAGTTTCAGAATCAGTTATAGAATCAGTTATAGAATCAGTTATAGAATCAGTTATAGAACCAGTTGTAGAACCAGTTATAGAACCAGTTGTAGAACCAGTTATAAAACCAAATGAGGAATTAGTTATAGAACCAGTTGTAGAACCAGTTTTAGAACCAGTATTAGAACCAGTTATAGAACCAGTTTCAGAATCAGTTATAGAACCAGTTATAGAACCAGTTATAGAACCAGTTGTAGAACCAGTTTTAGAAGTGGATATTAAAGAGGAATCAACTTTAGAGGTAGACTTGAAGGCTGAAGCAGAAAAAATCATTGAAACAATAGTAGAAACCGCTCTTGAAAAAATAGAAATGTTATTTGCTGATTAATATGTGTAATTATATAAATTAAATATTAAATATTAAATATTAAATATTTTATAACAAATGTCATTCTTTGTTTATCTACTATTATCCAGCGACAATGCGACTTATGTTGGTGCTACAGTAGACATTGACCGTCGTTTAAGACAACATAATAAGGAAATAAAAGGCGGTGCGTTTGCAACGGGTGCAAAGGTAGAAAAAGGTGAAACATGGATAAGAGTTTGCCATGTAGAAGGGTTTCCAAGCTGGCCAGCAGCACTCCAGTTCGAATGGAGATGGAAACAGATAACAAGAAAAATATCCATTTCTATAAATCCATTACATAGAAGAATTGTTGCGTTAAAACAACTACTTAGTCTTGAACGATCAACTTCTAAGGCGATAAAATTTAGCGAATGGCCAGAACCACCAAAAATAATTTTAGAAGATGATGAAGTGCGTAAATATTATGAAGATAAAATATAATTTTTACTATTAAGAAAAATGTAATTTTTGTATAATAAATAATATTGCGTATTAATATATGAGTAAACTAGCAACACAATCTATGTTAACTTTTCTAAAAGTTAACAAACCTGTTAGAAGAGCAAATAAGCCTGCTAAAAAGGCAAACAAGCCGGCTAAAAGAGCTAACAATAATGTTAG